CACTCGTCTTTTTCTTCGTGGCAAATCCGGAGACGTTCAAGCTCACAAGTGGATTGTTTGGTGGATGGGTCGCCGCTCCAGGGGGTTGCCCCACGGCTGCGGGTCTGTTCCTGCACACGATCGTATTCCTCGCGCTCGTGTTCGGGCTTATGAAGATTCGTAGCTGAAACTTTTTTCCCAGTAAATAGTAAAATGTGGACCAAGATTCTGATCTTCATGGTTGTCTTTTTCCTCGTGGCCAACCCGTCGACGTTCAAGATCGTCCGCCGTCTGTTGGGTTCATGGGTCGCCAGCGCCGAGGGTCTGGCCACGCCCGCCGGTCTGGTCCTGCACGGCGCCGTGTTCGTTGGCCTCGCCATCTTCCTGCCCAAGGCGTTGATGGGCGCCTCTGGCTACGCCGAGGACGACGAGGAGTTTGAGGACGAGGGTGAGGAGTTTGAGGATGAGGGTGAGGAGTTTGAGGACGAGGGTGAGGAGTTTGAGGATGAGGGTGAGGAGTTCCGCCGCTCGAAGAAGAGCAGCCGCCCTCGGTGCGGGCGTGGTCAGTATTACAACAAGAGCTCTGCGACGTGCATGGCCAAGCCCACGTGCGGTTCGGATGAGTACTTCAGCCGCCGTTCAGGTGCTTGCAAGCAGCGCCGCCGTTCCAAGTCAACCCCGGCCGCATCGGCCGTGACCGCCCCAGGCGCCGCTCCATTGACGATGGCGTCCAAATATGAGGAGGAGGATGAGGAATTCATCGGCATGGGCCCGTACTAAATTCAGAAATCTTCGTCGAACCGCACAGAGTCTCCTTCGGTAACCATTCGCTTGGAGTAATCCCCGACTCTTTTTTCAAAGAAATTCGTCTTCCCCTCCAGTGATATAGTCTCCATCCATGCAAACGGGTTTTCAGCGGCATATATCGCCGGGTGGCCCAATTGCTTCATCAGCCTATCAGCCACGTAATGAATATATTGTTTCATTTGTTCGGCATCCATGCCTATCAGTCTGCATGGAAGCGCCTCCGTAATGAAACTTTCCTCAATTTCAACCGCGCCTCGTACAATGTCCGCCACCGGGGCGGACTTGTCGGCAAGGTGATGGTACAGAGCAACTGCAAACTCGAGATGCAGGCCCTCATCGCGGCTAATCAGTTCGTTACTGAAACACAGGCCAGGAAGGACCCCCCGCTTCTTGAGCCAGAAAATAGAACAAAAAGATCCAGAGAAGAATATACCCTCCATGCATGCGAACGCCACGAGACGTTGTGCAAAAGGCGCTGAACTCTTCATCCATTCCAGAGCCCATTCCGCCTTGCGTTTCACAGCAGGTACCGTCTCTATAGCACGAAACAAGGAATCCTTCTCAGCCTTGTCCTCCACAAGTTTGTCAATCATGAGGCTATACGTCTCACCGTGTATGGATTCATTGAAGGTCTGGTACGCGTAGAATGACCGAGCCTCTGCAATCTGAACTTCTGATGCGAAATTGATATTTATATTCTCCATGACAATCCCGTCACTTGCCGCAAAGAATGCGAGAACCATTTTTATAAAATGTTTTTCAGATGCGTTCAGCTTGACCCAGTCTGACATGTCTGTTGCCAAATCAATCTCCTCGGCCGTCCAGAATGACCCAACGGCCTTTTTGTACAGGGCCCACAAATCAGGGTACTTGATGGGGAAAACCGTGAATCTATCATTCGTGAGGGTGAGGATTGGGTCCGACATACTATATCAAAGAGTTTATTCTTTAGAAGACGCGGCTGAATCTCCCCCTAATAATTCGTGTCATTAAGTAATGGAATCGGTGCTCGCCAAGGTGATGGTTATGGGGGCTGCTCACATCACAGACATGGATGTGAATCACGTCCATCGAAACTACAAATTACCCCTCGACGTCAAAGCGCTCATGTTCTTACACCATCTCATCATTACCATGGTTGTTCTTGGCATCTTTCTCACGAGTAAAAAATTTATTAGAATGCACCTTGTAGCCACCGCTTTCATTTTCATACTGTGGTTTTCATTCGACGGGTGTGTATTGACTTTTCTTCAAAAAGAATTAATAAATTATTTTCCCGGGGACTGTGAGGCGATCCACGGCACGTATACAAAGCAGGCGCGTGAGCAGTTTGTCATTGGCGGTTCGATAATTTTGTACGATTTTTATAAACTTCTAGTGTAGGGATGACCACCGTGAGTGGCTTTTACACCATCAAGGATCCGATGACGGCGACGTTCTACGTGACGTCATCACTCCCACCCGAGCTCAAGGCGGGTGTTACGCTTCTCAATCTTCCAGGGATTGTAGGAAACACGCTCGTGACTACAGTCTACGCGACGCCCGGTGCACGTGCCGATTATGGAGCCTACAACGGGAGTGTGGATTTTCAGATTGACAAATCCCAAACTATCCAAGGGATTGTGCCCGTTTCAGCCACGACGATATCCACGCAGACGTTCACGAATCAGCCACCTCAATATTCATTAGACGGAACTTATTTCATTTCAAATTATAAAGTTTATTTTTATTCAAAATTCCCACTTCCCCAAGATGTAGCCAAGGGGTGGTTACTGAGCAGCCTTCCCGGGATTTCGTCTGTTCTCGAGGTGCGCCAGATGCAGACCGGAGCTGGAAAAATCGCCCCAAAGTACCCAGGTGATCCGGTGACATTCAATTACGCGGGATCCCTGCAACTCTCGCCCATTCCACGGGGCACTGCGCTTCCCAATACTCCACCGGCCGGCGTAAAAGCGAACAATCAAGGAATTCTTTACCCTCCGACCGTTGCAACGGGGTTTGTGGCTCAGCCCCTGAATCTCTCACCGCCCCAAGTGCTTACGATCCCCCCGATTGAAGATGACAAATTTGTACGATTTCCAGTTGACATCCGCCCGCTCGGCGAGGATGTGACCGGTCACAGTATCAATTATGACGACAAATTGGTGGAGAAAAGCAAGTTGGGGTTTAGTGCGGGTGGCGTGCTTTCTCTCGATGCATTAGGGCCACAGGAAGAACGGATCGCCACAATTTCCGATTTTACAAAATCAGAATGGGATCCCACCTATCAACAGCATTCACTCGCCGTCGTGTACCAACAACGCGTCCCGTTGCCCGGCACGACATTCATACGGCGCATAGATCCCGGGGTGGCCCAAGTCGAGCTCAGACCGACGGAACTCGGTGATCTCTTTTCTAATATGCATCTCCAAGTGACTCTCCCCGCGCTTGCTCCCGGGTATTCATACACGAACCAGATTGGTCGAGCTCTCATAGAAAAGATTGAATTTATAGTGAATGATACGGTTGTTGAAACAATATATGACGACTGGCTCGTCATCCGCGATCAGACGTTTCTCGACTATGACGAGCAAGTAGGAATGTTCAATCTCGTGAATGGTGGACAGGCCAATCAAAACTTGAGCCCTACTGCGCCTCTAAACCTCTTGATTCCACTTGAATTTTTCTTTTGCAGACGTCACAGTCACGAGAATAAGAATCGTGAGCGGTTGCGCCGGCCTTACTTCCCGGTCTGTGCAATATGGGCCCAGAAGATTTACATTCGCTTCACATTCAGACCTCAGACGTGGTTTACAAACTCACCCACCCCTGTTGATTTGATAAAACCTTTTATCATTCTCGAATCCGTGCGTCTGACGGATGCCGAACGGCTCTACTATCGCAATCAGCCATTGAGATACATCATACCAACCATAAAGAGGGAATCCACTGCCGAATACAATCAGGGAGCGGTGACGGCTGCACTCACCGCCAACTTTCCAGTCCAGCTCCTGGCTTGGTTTATTCGAAACAAAAACTATGAAGGAATTCAAAATTCAAACTTTTTCGACGTGAGATATCTCTATGGGTACGCGTCCCAGTATATCACGGCTGCCGTGCCATTGTCATTTCCGACGGGAAGCTCTCAATACATTGATTCAATTGAGACGGTAAAAATTACAATGAATAATGTTGACATCCTCGATACGTTCGCGAACGGCACATACTGTTCTTTCAAACAGCCCATGGAGCACGGGTTGTCGGTTCCTCAAAAGAATATCTATCTGTATTCATTCGGTCTAAACGTGACTGAATACAATCAGGGGGGGTATATTGATTTTTCAAAATTGAATTCTCATACTTCAAATATAACACTAAAGTTTCTTCCGGAGCTTGCGGCGACCAT